ACATCGACGAGGCTGACAAGCTGCTCAACAACATCATCAAGTACGGGAGTTCGTGATGCCACTCAGGATCGAAGTTCTTGAAGAGGCCAAGGGTCTGATCACTGGTGATCGTGAGGAGGACTACGGTGATCCCGGTAGTAACTTCCGGTGTATCGCTGACATGTGGTCCGCCTACCTCGATCACGTGATCGCCCCGCATGACGTGGCTGCCATGATGATCCTGCTCAAGTTGTCACGAGTGCAGACCAGTCCTGGCAAGCGTGACAGTTGGGTGGATCTCGCGGGTTACGCGGCGTTGGGTGCAGAAGTCGCACCGTCGAACAAGTGAAGAGGGTGGCCCTGGGAAACCGGGGCCACCCTCTTTTTTGTGTTCCCGGGATAGACTGTAGGAAACCTACATTTTTAGGGGTGTCATGGACTACCTGATGGAGTCTGAGAAGGACGAGAAGAACTATCTGACTGCGGCAGAGGTTGAGCTGAAGAAGAGGTTCAACAAGGAAGAGGCGGACAAGCGGCGGATCCCGTCAAACGCGGCCGCCGCACGCACGTCCGAGCGTGTCGACCAGCTGGTCCTTCCCGATGAAATGCGCGCACGGATGCCCGTGACGAAAGACAAGTTCATCATCAAGGAGAACCCGGCGCTCGTTCAGTGGGAGCGCGAGGTCCGCAAGTTCCTGCGTAACCTCTCCCCGTACCACGGGCACCGTGTCTCCACCACCATGATCTACGAGTGGGCGACCGGGATCCGGATCGCCGATATCATGGCGACACCCCAGACGTACACGCCCCGTGAACAGTCGTGGCGCTCCGACCTCCGCAAGATCGGGACGATCCTCGAGTACTACTTCGGCAAGCCGTACATGACGTACATCTGTGGCAAGAAGGTGCCGAAGGCATACCGGGTGAAGCCTGGCTACCTGATCCGCCGGCACCGGCCGATGACCCTGACACTGTGGGCAGAGTATGCGGAGGGAGTGCTGTACCCGTGACCAAGCACGAGATCGTCACACTGCCGGACGGGACCAGGCGCTACTCGAACTACACCAAGTACACCCCTGTCCCGGAGGACAAGCGCAAGTACACACGGCGCAAGCCTGACGACCCCGCAGCCGTGCGCTGGTACGGGGAATGGATCCTGCCGCTGCGGCTGCTGCCGCTGGAACTGCGTGTCGAGCCGAACACCAGGCCAGACGACGACGCCTACCTGCACATGAGCAAAGGACGCAAGTGCCGATGCGAGGTGTGCCAACGCCCCCAGGCCAAGAAGTGGCAGCAGAAGTGGTGGCGTGAGATGGGCGTCAGATTCTGACAGCCTCGGCCTTCTCCTGGTCGTACATGGGGCCACCCTCGATCCGCTGGAACAACTGTTGGATGGACTTCAGGTCACGCCCGAGGATGGCTTGCAGGATCAACGTCGCTGCGGTCTTGTCCAGGATGTCACTCGACTCCTGGTACACGCTCTGCACAGTGCCGAACCGTTGATGCCACAGCCACAGCACACGGGTGTCCAGGCTGGTACGGTGCGCCTCCGGGATCTTGTTGCGCCAGCGGTGGGCGGGGACGACATCACTCATGCTTCGATCGCCTCCCCTGTCAGATCCTCGAACTCGATGACGAGTTCCTTGAAGGTGGCCGGGTGGCTGCCCGGTTTGCGCCGGCCGACCATCCGGTTGAAGATCATGCCACGGGCAGCATTCGCCGCCGCCTTGGATCCCGGTGACTCACTGGGACTGTTGGCGATCTCGAACAAGGTGCGCACCACCAGCTCGTGCGCTGGCAGACTGAGCATGTCATCGGTGCGCATCACAGGGTTGTCGGCCACGTTCTGCATCGCCGCCTTGATCGACACGATCTTCATGCCCACACACCTTCCCAGTCCTCTTCGTACGACACCGAGCCGCCCTGCCCGGGGATGTCAAAAAATTTTCCGTTGAAGAAGTCCAGCTCCTTCACCGCCTGCACGACGTAGCGCAGCGCATCCATCATGTGGCTGTGCTTGTCGTGCAGTGGTTGCTGTGTCCACATCTGCATCTTCGTGTTGAACTCGTACTTGTAGTTCTCCATGCATTCCAACAACCACTGGCAGTTGGTGCTGTGAACGATCGTGTTGTACAGCATCATGCGTGTCTGCTGGATATCGGTGACGATCGTGTAGTCCCCGGAGCGTGAGCCGGGAATCCGCCACACCTTGTTCGACTTGGCGAGCACGGCCACGTTCGGGAACCGTTGCCGCATCATGTCGGCCGGTGTGGTGTTCACCGCCTTCTCGTGGTGTTCCCCGTCCCACGGCAGGATCAGCATCCCGATCTTGTTGAACCACGGCTTCACCTGCAGATCGTCCACGTACTCGGGCAGCGCCTTGCCGTGGCCCTCGCCGCAGTCGTACAGGAACAGTCTGCCGTTGATCCACTGGAACGCGATCCAACTGGTGGCGTCCGACTGGATGCCCGAGGCTCCGATGTCGAACGCCACGTACACCGGGTGCCCGGGGTCCAGGTTGAAGGCGTGGATCCTGTTCTCGGATTCGAGTTTCGTGTACGCCTCGCCGTACACAGCGGCAGCATCCATCTCTTCGAAGGAGACGTAGTACTCCTGCTCGAACATGCGTGTGTTGCCGAACCTGCGCAGGTACGCGTCCTCGATCCGTTCCAGTTCTTCCTTGGTGAGAACCGGTGGTAGCCCTTCCCGCTTCATGATCGTGTTCAGGTCGTCGATGTCCCGGGTGATGACCTTCGCCTCGGGGTTGTTCTCCAACGACTGCATCAACTGCCACAACGGGTTGCGTCGTTTCCCACGCGGGGTGGACACGACCATCAGCCGTTTCTTCTCGGACCTGTTTTCGAGGATCGGCATGAGCCGGGGGATCGGATCTTCCCTGGCGAACAGAGCCAGCTCGGTGATCGTGTAGTCCTGGAAGGCGGTACCGACACCGGCCTTGTCCTGCCCGGACTGGAAGTAGCCCTGCAGTTTCAGTCGGCTGTGGTTGGTGAACTTGCCTACCATGAACGTGTCCTGCCAGAGCACGGTCTCAGGCGGCACGTTGTCCTGTAACCCCCGGATGTACTCACCGGTCTCAGGGTCGATGTACGTCTTGTCCCAAAGGATGTCGCGGATCATCGGGTTGGACAGGCTGATGTACACCCCAGTCGTCTTGGGTGTGCGCAGCCGTGCATCGCACTGTTCCATCGACGCCGCAACGTCCTTCCCTGTCTGCCGGGGAAGCACCGCAATCCCGTAGCGGTACTTCCTCCACAGCCGGTGAAGCTCCTGCTGGTATGGCCGGGGCTTGTAGTAGACAGGGAAGGACGGCACGGCTTACTCGGCTGTGTAGGTGAAGGTGGCAGCGGCGGACACGATCGCGCCTCCGTTGCTCACCACCACATCAACCGTGTCAGCATCAGCACTGGCAGGGGCCATGACCGTCAGCTCGTCCACATCGACGAACGTGGGCCCGATCGGGACACCGTCCCAGATCACGACAGACCCGCCGTCGATGAAGTTCGTGCCGGCCACGGTCACCGAGAACGCTTCAGCCCCGATGAGGTGAGTGTTCGGAGTCAGGGACACGATCGTCGGGAGGTCGTCGACCGTGAACTCGAACTCGAGGGTCTCGGAGGTTTCGGTCTCCGTGTTGTCCACGAACACATCCACCGTGTCGGCCGCGTCTGCACCGGCAACGGTGGTTGTCAGTTCGGTGTCGCTGACAACCGTGGTTTCCAGTTCCACACCGTCGAAGTTCACCACAGACCTGTTGATGAAGTTCTCTCCGGTGACGGTGATCTCGACAGGCTGATCGTTAGCTTGCGCCTCGGCAGGATCCAGTGAGGTCAGCACCGGGGTGGGGATGGCGAGGAACTCGAAGTCCGCCACATCGGACTGCGAGTGCGCACCGTTGAGGACACCCACCTCCACGGTGGCCTCCTCGTCAAGAGTCTCCGCTGTGACCGTCAGGGTACTGGCGTCGACGAACGTGGTCTCGTACTCCACCCCGTCGATCGTGACGACCGAACCGTCCTGGAAGTTGGACCCTCGCACGGCCAACTCAAACTCCTCAGCCACTGCGGTGACCCAACCGTTGGCCGGCATGAACGCGAAGATCCGCGGGTCGTCACCCACCTGTAGCCCGGTCAACCGCTGGTAGTGCTCCTTCGAGGATTCCTCGCTGCGGTCGTACTGTGCGCGCAGGCTGTTGACCTCTCGTCCGTTGGCGTCGTACGTCTCCTTGGGCGTCTTCTGTGCCGGGTTGGAGAACGCGGTGGCCTTGTGTGGGGTGGTGGCCGGAAGAGTGACGACAGTGACAGTGTCAGCAGTTGCACTGACTTCATCACCAGTATTCTGTGCCCACGCGGCATACGTGTACTGCTTGTCAGCAACCACAGTTGAATCCGTGGTGGTCTCTGCAGCACCTGTGACGGTGATGCCGGTGCCAGCTGTGGGGTTCGCTGGGGCTACCGCGCCTAATGCACGTCGGATAATTGTTGTCTCGAAGTCAACATCTTCCGGGTTCTCCCATGTCAGGGTGACGGAAGTGGTACCGACAGCACTGGCTGTCAGATCGGTTGGTGTCCCTGGTGCGGCCATGTTCTTGATCCCTTCAGATCTGCAAGTGTGGCAATCCTATTGTGCCGAAAAGAGTGGAGAAGTCTTCCTTCTCGGACGAATTGCCAGCCTTGGAGGGAATGCCAGCCTGGGGCGGATCAGGAGCGGGGGGCTTTTTGTCCGCCCCAGGCGGCTGGGCCGGGACTGGCGAACCGGCCGTGTCCACAGTAGCGGATGCCACTGTCATCTTGGAGCGCAACGCCTCGATGATCGGCTGTACCGGGATGCTGTAGCCCTGTAACTTCCCGTCGTTGCGTACCTCGTACGGTTCTGCAAGCTTCGCGAACTCGTCGGCCAGTGCCCGGTTGAACGTCTTCGTTCCCGGGATCAGGTCGGGGTTGTTCTTGAACAGGTCGATGGAGGCGTGCAGGGTTTGCAGGTAGCCGCCCTGCTCCTCGAGTTTCTGCCGGGCCTGCTCCTCGATCTCGGCCACGAGGATGCTGCGTACAGCCTCCTGCCATTCCTTCGCATCGTTGCTGTCGCGCAGAACCTCCTCCCCTTCCTTGCCGATGGCAGGCACCTTCGTGCCCACCAGCAACCGGGGGTGTGTCTCCAACGCCTCGAAGTACTTCTCGTAGTTCTCCCGGGCCTCATCGAACGCGGCCTGCTGGAACTGTTTGGTGATGTTCTGTTCCAGAACGGTGCTCAGTTCCCCGAGCTTGGGTCCGTAACTCGCCGCATCGGCTGTCCAGTCTGCGGGAAGATCTGCTGGCTGGCCGGCGGTTGCAGGCTGTTCAGCACCTCCTTCAGCAGATCCTCCAGCATCAGCAGATGAACGTGTGTCTGCTGCCACTGCTTCTGTTGCAGGTTGTCCAGGCGTTGCAGTGCTTCCGACAGAGGCGTCATCGCCTGCAGTAGCACCATTCGCTGGTGCATCTGCAGTTCCAGCAGGAACCGCTTCTCCCGTTCCCACCTCCGCTGCTCCATCTTCCGGCGCCAGTGCATCCATGAGAGTGCCGAAAGCAGCATCCCCCATGCTCGGGAGATCCACGATTTCACGGGTGTCCTCACTCATTGGGTTCCCAGTTCGCCTTCTGCTCCTCGAGTTCTGCGAACAGCAGCTGTTGCGCTGTTTCGTTGAACTCGAAGTTGATCTGGTCGAGCAGGCTGGTCAGCCCGGTGTCCCCGAAGAACATCTTGTGCACCTCGGCGATGGTTGCAAGTTCGACAGGAGCGTCGATGTGGGTGCAGTCCCAGTCGAGTTCCCACGACAAGATCACCTTCTGCCATCCGATGATGACGTTGAGGTAGTGGAACGTGTTCTGCTCTTTGTCCTCTTCCGGGGACGAGTGCTTCAAACACTCGTCATCGGTGTCGATCTCGGTCTGCAGCACCTCGATGAGCTGGTCGATCTTGTCGTAGTACAGATCCCGGTACAGCGGCATCGCGTCGAAGTAGATCCCCTTGTACTGGGAGACGACGCGGGAGGCCCACTGCGGGGTGATGCGCTCCTTGCGTACCGTCTTGGACGCATCGAGGATCTCCTTCCACACGTTCAGAACCGGGGTGTACGGATTGTCCTTCGCTTCGTCAAGGATTTCCTCGATGGTCAGTTGCTCTTCGACGTGCTCAGTCACTGGATCTTCCCTGTCAGTTGGAGGTGGCGGTGTTCGGCTTGGATGGTGCGGATGACAGAACGGATCTCGTAGCAGAGATCGTTCTCGATGTACACGCGCTTGCAGGTGTCGGGCACCAGAGGACCGCCACCGAAGTACTCCTGCACATCCTTCAGGTCGAAGCCCTCGCGGCCGTCATAACAATGAACCTTGAACGGGAAGCGGGGATCGGAGTAAATACCAACCTGGTAGGAGGGCAGCGTGATCTTCACCTCGGCGGGGCGCTGGGCCTCGTTGCCGGCAACTTCGAAGGTCTCGACGTACTCGCCCTGCTGCACGGTCTCCTTGCGAACCCCGGTGTCCATGTACTTCAGGACTCGCCGGCCACGGGGTTTCGGGTATGCGGGTTTCCGCACTTCCTCCTGGTGCCACTTGCGGCCCTGCTCGTCCACCCGGATCACCTCGTCCGGTGTATGGGTGTTGAGCCGTTGCCCGGGGAGTTCCGCTTCATCGGGCTGGTTGGAAACCACCACCGGTGTTTCATCCACCGTGACAGGTTGCTCGACTTCTGGCTCCTCGAACCCGAAGAACCCGGCAGGCGCAGCCTCGTCCGGGGCAGCCATGCCTGCTTCATCCAGTTCGGCGTGGAGTTGTTCCACCGTGTACTGGGCGTACGGACGACTGAGGGGCAGTCCGGCTTCCTTCAGACGCCGGTACAACTCCGGTTTCGGATTGGCACTCATGTGACTCCTAGGTGGGTAAACAGCTTCATCTACCTATCATGCATCACTGTAACCGTATGGGGAGTCTTATGTGCGTTCCCACGCCAAGTCTTGCCCCGGACGCGGGATGCCATTGGACGAGTAGGTGTCCTCCCCATTCACCGTGTTCCTCGCATACTCGAACGTCTCGATGCTGCCGTACTCGTATCCGACGTTCACCGTTGTCGGGGTGTAGCGGTACTGCACCAGGTTGATCTGCCCGGAACCCGTCTTGCCTTCCACACTCCCGGCAAAGAAGTACCACTCCTTCATGTCTCTGCGCAGCAGCAGATGGTCTTCCACATCCCATGTCGGGCCGAACGGGGCTTCCACCGTGTCGTCCTGATACTGCTTCTCCACCTCGATGGCCTGGCCGTGAATCGTCCGGCCGCGGATCCCGTAGCGTGCAGCACCGGAGTAGTTGCCGAACATCACCGACACCTGTTGCAGATGTGCCCATGCGTCATGTGCCCTGTTCGCGCCCTGGGTGTTCATCTCGAAGAACCAGGGGATCGGGCGCTGCCCGACCGTACCGTCGTCAAGCACGTAGTCGTCTTCGCGTGCATCGGGATCCAGGTAGTAGACACCGTCTGGCCTGACCACACCGAGATACACCCGTGCTCCGTATTCCAGCACGCGCAGCGCGGATGCGTGGATCAGGTAACGCGACCAGGTGCCGTCAGTGCCGGCGCCTATGTCGTACACCCAGATCTCGTTACCGAAGCAACCATCCTCCACAGGTTCCCCGCGTGGGTTGTTCACCAGGAAGTGCAGTCGGTTGTCATGCACGGCACTCTTGATGTCCTGCTTCTTCTGCAGTCCTTCCCACATGTTGGCGATGTCGTCCGACAGAGTCTTGTGATTGATGTTGTAGTTCTGTGCAGTGGACTTCAACAAGGCACGGTCAATGGGCCGGAACAAGGCGTTGTTGTGCACCAGTGCGCCATGAGGCGTCATCGACCCCGGCGTGTTCGTAGTCTCCTCGAAGCCCATCACAGACGAACTCGACGCCTGGGCGTTCACATCCGCAGGAGCCATGTAGTAGCAGATGGACGTACCGTCACTGCCCATGCACAGGACGGTGAGGGTGTCCACGGACTGCGGGTTCTGCCACAGCACCACCGCACCAGGGAGATGCAGGTTCCCGGCGGACAACGTCTTCACACCACCGCCCTTTGAAGCGGTGAACTTCGTGAACTCCCCCGGTCGGTTCGATGTCCACCGGATCGCCCCGGGTTCGTCCGCATCCCCCACCAGTACGATGCGGTCCCCGGCGACAAGCCCGTTCCTGGCACGCGGTGGCTTCGAGTAATCGACCCGGTTGTCCTTCGTCGGCAGCGGAACCGCATCGAGCGTGAACTTCCGTGAAGGCGTGATGTTGATCCAGCCGCCCTTCAGATATGGGAGGGCTGTGTTCGACATACGTGCGACCTTGTCGGCGAACAGTTCCACCGAGCCGGCCAGTTGTGCCTCCACCGGGACAGGATCCTGGTCCGACCAGGAGAACGTGTACAGGTTCCATCGCAGTGCACCGGACACGATCGCACGGTTGTAGACAGTTTCGGGTACGACAACAGCGAGCTGGTCCGCGCACAGGTCGGCAACACTCGTCTCGGTGCCACTGGGTTCACTGTCTTCGTTGGCGGTCTGCCACAACCAGTTGGACTGAGGCCGGATCATCCGGACCTCGGTGATCTTCGACGGTGCGGATTCCCCGATCTCATTCTCGAACGTGTAGAAGAATCCCATCTTGTACTTGTTCACTGCCGCTCCACCTAGGGCGAGCAGAGAGTTCCCGGCAGGGGAGTTGGCCAGAGGGATCGCTGTCAGATCGATCGTCTTGGTGCGGATGCTCGAGCACAGGTGCGGGGCTTGCGGATTCTCCCAGGAGTACACGACCTGTGTCGGGCCGTCCGGGCCGTCATCAGACACAGTGGATCCGTCGAAGTACGCTTTGACGGTGGTCGAGTTGGACTCCAACATCCCCGCATCCAAGGCGAACTTCTGATTCGGCCCCACATCCCGGATCGAGATTTGCAAGCCGGCGGTCACAATAGCCGTGTTCGCGGGGCTGACACCCCCGATCCGTGTCCACTCGGAGGTGGTCGTTCCGGAAGCACGGGTGTGTCCGACCTGGGTACGGTCACGGTTGTGCGTGAAGGTATCCACGTCAATCGTTTTGTTCACCCCGCTCAACGCCTTCACATGGATACTGCCGGCCACTTGTTGACCTGGCAGTACGTTCACCCTGTTGGCGGCGATCGTGATGTCCTGGTTCGGCCAGTACAGTGAGGCGGACTCGTTGGCTGTGCCAGTCCAGTAGTAGCCGGTACCTGAGGAACCTGTGAAGATGTCCGTGGACTCGTCGCCACGACACAGCATCACGTTCTTGACCTTCACCCAGGACTGTTTCTTCTCCGTGCTGTCCCCGCCGAGATAGACACGCACCGACACAGCGTTGTCCGGGGCTTCGATCTTCGGGCTCTCCCACCTCCCGTTCTTCTGGGAGGGGAAGAACTTGATCGGATCACCGATCTCGGAACCGTTGTTGCGGTAGAACTGCAGCCTAGCGCGTAGCACCGCATCACTGCTCAGATCGAAGTCGAATGCGAGCTGGTACTTCTTTCCAGGCTCGATCCCCGTCAACTTCGCGCTGTGGGCCAAGAACACGTTCTTGCCCTTGTCGTCGAAGATCTTCATCCAGGTGCCACTTGCGCTGAGTTTGGGATCACCCATACCGGAATGCCATCCGGCCACACCTGTGGAGCCCACATCATGCAACGGGGAGAAGACGAGGTTCTTCCGGAGCGGAGCGGTCCACACCTCCAACGCCATCTGTTCTGCAACCACTGCACCTTGGCGAACCGCAGCCCATTCAGTGGTGGAACCTTTGGACCAATGCATGGTGCCGGCTTCGAAGGACGGGTTCAGCAGTTCGTTCCGCCGTACCGTGTACGCCAGGTCGGCGATCCACTCGTACTGCGGGTGGATCACGCTCACCTTGTGGGTGTCGTCCCACTCGGGCTGGGTGATGGAACTGAGACGCTTCGCCACCTTCTCCACGCCAACACTGAAATACCGGACGGAGTTGGGTGCGTCGGACAGCGCCAGGATCCTGTTGTCGATCTGCAAGTAGGTGACGTATGTGGTCTCCGCGCTGAACGCCAACGTGGATACACCCTGAGGGATGTAGAACCCGATCTCAGGGTCGGTCAGGTTGAACACGATTTTGCCCGGGTGGGAGAACAGCAGCACCCGGAAACCCACGGTTCCATCTGTCTCACGTACCGCGCACAGCAAAGCCCTGGAACCGTCGTTCAGGTAGAACGGCTCGAACGATCCGACGAACTCCCGGTCGTAGGCGACACCCGGTTCCCCGTGCGTCGTTGCCGACATGTCGGGTGTGTCGAGGTAGGAGGTGTATCGCAGCCCAGGGCGCACACCGACACCGCCGTTACGCGCGGTCTGCATGTTCTCCATCACCCGACAGGATGTGGGGTCCGACAGCCCTGGCGGTGCGTCGGTGGACCAGCCGGTGAAGTTACGCAGATACGCCTTCGACAGTGGTCTGTCGATAGGAGGTGCAACAGCCTTCTTCGCGCCTGCCACAATCTGCTCCTAGAAGTCCGAGTGCGGATGGATGATCTCGGCGTCGATGCTGTGAATCCCGTTCTCGAGGCCGAGCCGGAACTGGTTGGAGTACGGAGTGTCGGTGTTCCGGGAGTCACGCTCCATCAACTGGTACATGACATCTTTGTAGTTCGCCTCCAACGTCTGTACCCGTGGCTGCATCACCGGGTCGGACTGCGCGTGGAAGTACGCAGCACGGGCGACAACCACATCCGGGTAGTCGAAGTCGATGACCTGGTTGCGGATGGAAGGGGAGACTTCCTCACCCGTTTCGGGCAACCGGAACATCCGGGGTTCCCGCATCACCGGCACCCAGATCTCCAAGCCTTCCTCGGATTCCCAGAACGGCCGGCTGAACGCGAGAATGTTTCTGGTGACCGCGCACCACAAACCGTTCTGGTGCTCGTACTTGGACAGGGACTCCCGGGGCAGGAAGTACGCCCACTTCATGATGACCCCGTCGTCCTTGAACCGCACAGCGTCATCGTTGATGATTCGGGGCCGCAGGTTGGACGGCAACTGCACTGCACTGATTCCGGCCTGCACCCGGCCGATGGATGTCTCAGAGGCGTAGAAGCCCCACTCCTGCTCCAAGGCGTTGGCTCGTAGCGCCCTGTTCAACTGGCGGGTGATCGCACGGTAGCGGTCGTACTCGGCCTCGTAGGTGAGATCCAGCCCGGTGAGCAGACCGAGTACTTCTGCGACCGCCTCATCGAGAGTGAACGTGACTTCGCTACTCATCAGACCCACTTCCTCAAACCGGCACCCTCAGCCTTCGGCATGGGCCCGAGTGACATCGCTGCGGCCAGGTTCGTGTTCTGCTGCTGGCCTTGCAGCAGATCCATGCCACGGTAGTTCTTGATCTCGTCGGACACATCCTTCTGCTCGTACGACACAGACTGGTCGTCGGCCCACTGGTTGAATGCTCTGCGCGCTTGGCGCTTGCGCACCTCGTCCATCCGAGGGGCCTTGCTCTTTTTCTTCGCAGCATTTTTCAACGTGCCACTGGCTTTGGCACCTGGGAAAGGCTTCTCTTCCTTCTCCTTCTGTGCAGGCGTTGCGGCCAGTGACGACATTGCCGACGATGCACGGCTGGCTTTCAGGAAGTTCTTGCCACCACCCTTCACATCCTCGGGGTCCACCTTCTGGTTCTTCTTTTTCTTCTTGGCCCCGAGACGCGGAATCGTCGCACCGTACTCCTTGGCGTTGGCATACGCATCCGCCTGCGCGGTGCGGATCTGGCCGAGCTGCACCATCGCGTCATTACGGGAGTCCATGTAGTCCCGCCAGATCTGCTCCCGTTCACCCTCTGCGGTGATCCAGGCCCCAGCCAGTTTCGTCTGCGTGTCCTCATTCAAGTTGGTGATGCCTGCGTTGATGGACGTCAGGGTGTCGTAGAAGGAGCGGTTGGCCTCCGCAGCGTTCGCCTGCTGGTTACGGGCTGCGATCAGCATCGTCTTCATCATGTCGGATTCGCCGGCACCCTGGGTGAGCAGTTGTGTCAGTGCGTCCTGGCGCTCACGCACCATGTTCGCGTAACCGCCCTCCAACGATCCGGCGGTCGCCATCTCGTTGTCGACCCCGGACTGCGTGTAACCCTGTCCCAGTGCTTCCGCGCTTCCCAGCAGTTGCTCGAGCTGGCTGTCACGGGTGTCGATGATGTCGCGGATGTCACCGCGCCGCCGCTTCTTCAACTCGTCCAGGGCTTCGATGAGAGCCCTGGCTTGCGGGTTCAGGTTCGAAGCCTGGGTGAGGTAACGCTGCCCGGTCTTCAGTTCCCGTTCGGCCTGCTTCTTCTCGGCACGCTTCTGCAACGAGGATGCGGAGTTCCGCTTCGTAGACGACTTGGACGACTTGGACGACTTGGACGTTGTTCCTGTTGACGACCTGGAAGGAGTTGACGGCGTAGTGGAACGCTGCGGGGTCGTTGACGGTGTACCGGTGGCCTTCGGAATCTTCTTCTTCGGGTTCGGTCGGGGGCCGGTCGGGGCCACAGGTGTCGGTGTTCTACCCATCACATCATTCCTGTCGCTGCTTGAAGTCTGTCTCCCACAGTCTCCACCTGTTCCTTCTCGGTCTTGGTGAGACCGACGAAGGACAGGATCTCCTCAGGAGAACGCGAGGGGATCTCGATCCCGTCCACACCGATACGCTTCTGCGCACCGTACTGCATCTCGTTACGCGCCCGGTTGTTGATGTAACCAAACCAGTCAGCGCGTTCCTTCGGGCTGTAGTCGTACGCGACGAAGAACTCCTCCACATCATCCATCGTGAAGTCCTGCCCGTCCTTCAACCATTCCCAGGACTGGGCGGCGAAACGATCGAGAGACCAGTTCGGCCGGCCTTTCTTGTCCTCAGCCGGGAGTTTTGGATTCCGCAAAGCGTCGCCGTACCCGATGGGAACCTCGTCCTTGTCAGCACGCGTGTACTCCTTCGGGTGCATCGCCGTGTCCCACGACCAGTAGTTCGTCGAGTAGTCCTGCATGGACGCCTCAATCTGTGCCTTGCTCGCACGGATCGCAGCGGAGTCGACAGCATCCAGATTCCCCGGGGATGCCAGCGCATCCAGGTTCGTGTACGGACCCTGGTTGGGATTGCGGATCGCATCCTGCTGGCGTTCCCGCTCACTGTTGAACGTCTTCTCCACCCCTTCAACAACAGGGGTGTCCGTCAGTTTGAATGTCTTCAACTCGTCGAGGTCGACCGATCTCTCCAACGACAGGTACTCGTCGAGATCCTGCCCGACAGCTTTGAAGTCGATGCTCTTCAACAGTTCCATCGTGTGAATGGCGACAGTGTCGGAGCCGCCCTCGGACCCGAACATCTTCGTCACATCGTCCCGGTACTGCGCCAGTTTCTCCGGGGTGAGGGACTTGCCGGACTGACCCAGTTGCAGATCGAGTTCACGGGCTTCCACCAGTCGGGTGTTGAAGTCGACAGCGGCCTTCTGATCCGGGGTCAGCTTGTCGTACTTCTTCCACGTCAACTGGGTGGTCGTCAGGTCATCGGCCTTGACCGGCTCAGGTTCGCCCTGCAGTTCCGGCGCCCGGTAACCCGGCTTGTTCGCGTACAGATCCGTCAACTGCTGGATCTGCCACGGCTCCAACTCGTAGGTGAAATCTTCCAGCTCCCGCTGCTTGCGGTACTTCTTGTCACCTCTCGGATTTTCCGGGGCATCCGGGGTCTCCCACTGCTGCTCCCGCATCCAGTCCTGCTTGACGGTGGAGGGCAGCAAATCGGTGACGTTGTTGACCGCTGTCTGCACGTTGTAGACCGTGGGTGCGAGTTGACGTTCGACCTGGTCGAGCACCTGCCGTGGGTTGACACCCCCTGGCTTCTTCGTATCCCTGGCATTCTTGAAATCCTCAAACGCCTTGGACGATGTACCAACCTTCGCACCTAGTCCGAAATCAGCCATGTTGTCACCTCACAGCTTCATGATATAGACGAGGGCGTAGTACGGGGGCATGTTGTTGTGTGGCTGGGACGCGTTGGCTGCCGTGTTCGGGTTCACGTTGTGACTGTGTGGAGCAGACCCGGAATTGATGGTGTGGTTGTGATTCCACAGCGCAGAATCCATCCCGTGGGAGTGATCGCCGTCAGACGGGATGGAGTCGTGCCCGTTGCCACCTTGTGTTGCTGTCTTACCGGTGCCGCCCACATTCAGGTCGTTGACGTATGGAATCCACTTGCCCTGGTGGGCGTGGCCCCCCGCGGTGTGTATCCCGTGGGTGTGCGCCAGGTTCGTGTCTGTCGAGGTGTGGGAGTGCCACGCCTCAGCGGACGCCGTGGTGTGTCCGTGCGCCGGAACACCGGACTGCGCGGCTGTCAGTGTCACAGACACTTCACCACCGGAACTCCCCGCAGCACGGGAGTTCGACGCGCCGATGATGAACTTGTCTTCCAGGTTCGGGGTGCCGTTCGTGCCGTTGCACACCGCCCACCCGTTCGGGATGACGGAACCGTGGAACGCGACGATCACCCCACGGGGCACGCCACCCACAGCTGTGGGAAGCACCGGGGCCCAGATGTCCGTGCCGGTTGTGGCCATGATGCGACCAGCGGGAACCCCCGGGGCAGGCTTGTCCAGCTTCCCGTTGTCAAGCGCGATCAACCCGGCCTTCACCCACAGGGTGTGGTCGAAGTGCCCGGGTTCACCTTCAACAGGATCAGCCGGCCACGGGGTGGGAAGTAGCACCATGATGTTCTCCTACACGAACCAGAATCGGATTTTCCGGGTGGTATTCGGCCCCAGATACACAGCATTGTTCGCAGGGTTCAACAGCAGGTTCGTGGTGGAGGGTGTTGAACTGACATCCACCACGGAGAACACCACTGCTTGGTACTTCAACCCGGAAGCGGTGGCCCAACCCGTCGCATCCGAGGTCAGTGTTGCCTCGTGATACAGCGGAACACGGTTGTCCACGTACGCCTTGGTGGCGAGATGCCCGTTCGCGGAAGGGTTGCCTGCGCTCACCGGAGTGGACACGATCAGCCCTGTGGAATCCACTCGTAGCTGCGACTCCGGCGTTCCGTTCTTCAGGACGAGCGGGCCTGACATCGTGTCCCCGCTGCGTTTCACCGATTCGGTGTCGAGACGTTTCACAAACGCTTTGATCCACCGCGACCAGGCGAAGTGCCCCGGCCTACCCGCCACAGGATCGGCTGGTTCACTGCCGGGCGTACCACCAGGATACGGAAACTCCGGGGCGCTACTGGTGCCCATCGGCCTACTCCTATTCCTCTACGGCGGGAGGAGGCGGATCCAGAGACCATAGGTCTCTCCAACCGTTCTCCCAGGTTACCGGAAAACCTTCGTCCCAAAGGTTTGTCCACGGATCGGGCCAGACACAGACCTTTCCGCAGAACACAGACACGATCGGCTGGCCATCACACTTCACACTGCCCACACCGATCATGTCCATGTTCATCTCCTACTTGGGGTGGACCTTGATGTTCTTGTTGTTCTCGAAGAACTTCTTGGCCTGCTCGTTGGAGAGGATGCCGGTCTGCTTGTACCCGTGCTTCTTCTCCCACTTCTTCACCGCCAGTTCCACGGCGACGGTGTACTTGTTGCCCGGCCTGCTGGCCGACAACGGCTTTGACACCTTGAGGAATCCGCGACGGATCAACGCCCGGCGCAGGTACTTCACACTGTCGGAGTCGTCCACACCACGGCGGAGCTGGTCGACGTAGACGTGCTTCGTGCGGTCGAAGTCAATATTCTTGCCCCCGAGATCCTCCGACCAGCCGAGGTACTGGTATCCCCAGGCCCGGGCGAACCACTCGATCGGGACAGTCGCCATCTTCCCAGCGCCACCTGCATCGGTAGAACGCACCATCCCATTGCCGACGTACAGAACAATGTGGCCGTCCTGACCGCCTCGGTAGTACATCGGCGCACCAACAGGAGCGTTCTTGTTCGCATGACGCCTCTTCGCGTTCTGCCACTGGCCGATCGCATTCGGATACCAGTGGTTCGTCGGGTAGATCTCCTGGCACTCCCACAGGCACATGCCAACCTTGTTGTGGTCCTTCGCCCGGAAGGCCTTCGCAGCTTCACGACCTGTTTTCATGAGTGCGCTCCTTCCGTGAAGCCCGGATTCTGCTCCACGTCCGGGGGAGGCGGAAC